TGAAATATCCAACAAAGGCTGCAAAGTATTGGCAGTGTGTTAGAGAACAAAACGTATTTTTAGAAAACTTAATGAGTCTATCATTTGATTGCAGAAGACAAGAAGCTAAAGTTAAATGGTTAGAGAAAAAAATTGAGACAGAACAAGACGAATATAAATTGGAAAAATATAAGATAGATCTTGATGAAGCTAGATATGGTTTAGCTAATATGCAATTGGTAGCTAAAGATAGAATGAGAGAAATCAAATTATGGTCAACGTTAAAAAAAGAATTTGACGATGGAACATTTGATACTCAAGATGTTAACAGACACCAATTAGAATCTTATCATCACATCATGAAAAACAAAGCAGAGACATTATCATCGGGTTCTTCACAACCAGAAATATTTAATGTGTTAGGTCAATTAAAAACTATAGAAAGAGTTAAAAAATCAGGAGAAATGATTTACAACAAGAAAGAACAATTAACTAGTGACCTCGGAGCCAAAGAAAAATAAACAATTATTATTTTTAGTTGCATTGCCAAGATCAGGTAATACTTTATTTGCAAGTGTTATGAATCAAAATCCTGAAATAGCAGCAACACCAAACTCTATTACATTAGAGATTATGAAAGATTTGTTTTTGTTAAAGAACACAGATGTATTTTTAAATTATCCAGATCATAAATCTTTAGATAATGTATTAGATGTAGTTTACGATAATTATTATAAAGATTGGCCACAAAGAATAATTATAGACAGAGGACCTGTTACAACAAAAGGTAATTTAGCATTAGTACAAAAACATTTTAAAAGGCCTTTTAAATGTATTGTATTATTAAGAGACTTAATAGATGTATTAGCTTCCTATATGCAATGGTATACAGAAAATCCTGATGCATTTCCTAATAGACACAATTTAAAAAATGATGATGAAAAATTAAGTATGATTATGAATAAAGAGGGTGCTGTTGCAAAAGATTTGGAAGCAATAAAAAATTCATACAATTATCCAGGTCTTTGTCATTATGTAAAATATGATGATATGGTTACACAACCAGAGCAAGAGTTTAGAAAAATATATGAGTTTTTAGGTGAGCCTTATTTTAATCATAGATTTGATAACTTAGATCAAGTATCTGTAAATGGTCTATCTTATGATGACAAAATAGTTGGTAGTAACATGCATAAACTATTTGATGGACCAATAAGAAAAGTATATAATCCTTATATAGAAAAAGTTCCAGAAAGGATAAAAGAAAAATATGGACACATCAGATTTTAAATTTGTATTTTTAGGTCAATCAGTATTAAGATATCAAGCACCATTAGATGTATTTAATATTATTAATCATATTTATGAAACTAAATATCCTGAGCTTAAACCTGCTAACAAACAGTTGGTTGGTAAAATAGAAAAAGAACATAGTTTATTTTTTGATGGTCAAGATGGTGAAAGAATGACTAAACATAATATGTTGCCACATAACGTACTACAATGGTTTCATCAAAAATTTACACACTACTTACAATGGAACAAAGTAAAAGAATATGAAATGCATTTAAATTCTGTATGGGTTAATCAAATGTTTCAACACGAATACAATCCAGTGCACGTGCATCAAGGTACATTGTTTACAGGATTATCTAGTGTAATGATTTTAAAATTACCACAAAGTTTTGGTGTAGAATATTCATCACCAGGTCAACCACAAAATGGTAGACTACAAATATTAGGATCAGCATCGGGTCAGTTTGCAAATATAGATTATCAACCAGAAATTAAAGAAAGAGATTTTTTTATATTTCCATATGATATGAGACATACAGTTTATCCATTTAATGGACCAGGGTACAGAAGAACGTTAGCTGCAAATATGGATGTGCAGTATGACCCAATTCAAAACAGAGGAGTGAGTTAATGTACGAGAATAGACATATTACAGAACCTAAATGGAAGAGTTGGATTGTGCAAACAACCACGCCACTATTTACACCAGATCAATGTCGACAAATTATTGAATGTGGGAGAAGACAACCACCACAAACAGCAAAAATTGGTATGGGTAAAAAAGAAGGTGGAACAGACACAAAGAAAAGAATTACAACAATATCTTGGATACCTTTTCAAGAAATGGGACACATGTATCGTGATCTTAATAATTTTATACAAAAAGCAAATGAAAATCATTTTGGATTTGGAGATATACAAGTTACAGAAAATGCGCAGTTTACAGAATACCCTGAAGGAGGGTTTTATGATTGGCATATGGATTGTGATGTAAACATGGCTCACGAACCACCGGTGCGAAAAATATCAATGACATTATTGTTAAATGATCCATCAGAGTTTGAAGGTGGAGACTTAGAACTAATGGCGCCAGGTAAGTTTGCAGAACTAAAACAAGGTCATGCAATAATATTTGCATCTTTTTTAAATCATAAAGTTAATCCTGTTAAGCGTGGAGTTAGACAATCTCTTGTTGTTTGGTTTGGAGGTAAACCATTTAGATGATTAAAGAACAATTTTTTCCAACAACCATATATGGTAAGGATATTAAATTAGATAATCAATTATTTGTTAATGAGATAGTTGAGTGGTCTAAACGAGATCCTGGTGTAAAGAAAACAAATCGTAATGGTTGGCACTCAACAACTGAAATGCATAAGATGCCTGTGTTTCAACCTTTGGTCAATGAATTATTTTTGATGATGAATGATATATGGAAAGAAGAATGGTTGGATAGAGAACCAGTATTAGGTAATATGTGGGCTAATATAAATCCACCAGGTGGGTACAACGCTCCACACATACATCCTAATAGTTTATTTAGTGGTGTGTATTATGTAAAAGCTCCAAAAGACTCTGGTAATTTAGTTTGTAATGAACCAAGAGCAGGAGCACAATTAAATATGCCTGCAAGAAAAAAAGGACAACCACCTAAACATTTATGGAGAGAAGTGCATTTAGAGCCTAAAGAAGGTAGAATTATAATGTTTCCTTTTTATCTTTGGCATAATGTTGAACCTAATTTATCTAATGATATAAGAATATCTGTAAGTTTTAATTTTATACAACATGGCTTTCAATAAATATCAAATAATCAAAGGTGCACTTAGCTACGAGTTAGCTAATTTTATATTTAATTATTTCTTACTTAAACGTGATGCTGTTAAGTGGATGTATCAAAACAATATTACATATGATACAGGGCTACATGGAACATGGACTGATGAACAAGTTCCAAATACATATTCTCATTATGCAGACAATGTTATGGAAACATTGTTGGTTAAGATGTTACCAGTCATGGCAAAAGAAACAGGTCTTAATTTAGTGCCTACATATTCGTATGCTAGGATATATAAGAAAGGTGATATATTAAGAAGACACAAAGATAGACCCTCTTGTGAGATATCCACCACATTAAATCTAGGTGGAGATCCATGGCCTATATTTATCGATGGTACAGGGGCTGATAGCGTTATAGACGAGTATAAATCTATCATCAAACCCAATGCTCCAAAAGGCACGAAAGTCTTGCTTGATGTAGGAGATATGCTAGTATATAGTGGTTGTGAATTAGAACATTGGAGAGAACCACTTGAAGGTGATGTCTGTGCGCAGGTATTTCTTCATTATAACCATGTAGATGGTCCTTTTG